GCATCGGCCTATGGCAGATCGCGATGCTGCGCGCGTTCCCGCCGACGATGGCCGCCGAGGACATCTTCCACGTCCGCGGCATCAGCTTCAATTCGCTGGTCGCGCTCTCGCCGATCGGCATGGCGCGCGACGCCATCGGCGTCGCCATGGGGCTTGAGCAGCAGACTGCGCGCTGGGTGGGCAACGGCGCCCGCCCCTCGGTGGTGCTCCAGAGCAAAAAACCGCTCAACGAACCCACCGCCAAGCGGCTCAAGAAACAGTGGGAGGACAACCACGCCGGCCTGCAGAACGTCGGCCGCACCGTGGTGCTCGAGGACGGGATCGAGGCCAAGCAGCTGCAGCTCACCTCGGAAGACATCGAGATGATCGAGCAGCGCAATTTTCAGCTCGGCGACATCGCCCGGTTCTACCGCGTGCCGCCGCACAAGCTCGGCACCGAGCAGATGCGCGGCGTCAACCTGGTGCAGATGGATCAGGATTACGTCAGCAACACCATCATGCCCGATCTGGAGCGCTGGGAGCAGAAATTCGAGAAGGACTTCGACCTCGATGCCGCGGGCCTCGAGGTCGACATGGATGAGACCGCGCTGCTGCGCGCCGACATCACCACCCGTTTCAACGCGGCCCGCATCGGCATGCTCACCGGCTTCCTCAGCCCCAACGAGGTCCGCGCCGGCGAGAATCTGGCGCCGGTCGAAGGCGGCGACCAGGTGTTCCGCCCGCTCAACATGGCCGCGCTCGGCTCGGATGCCACCGGCACTGCTCCTGACGGCGCCGGCCGCCCCGCGCAAGGCGAGCTCCCCGCCGATGCGACCGACGGCGCCGAGCCCCCCGAGGACGACAAGGCCCTGCACCGCGTCCTCGCCCGTCGCGCCGGCGTTTCCGTCCACACCGTCCGGCGCACCCTGCGCGCCGGCAAGTCCGCCCGCCGCTCGCTGCTGGGCGCGTCGATGCTGCTGAGTTGAGTGAAGCCGCCATGGATTGCGCCGACATATGCGCCGGCTGCGGATGCAGTCTTCGTTGTGCCAAGGAAACTGGCAGCACCAGCATCTACGATCCCGGTGGCCCGGATTTTGAGCTTTGCATGCCCTGTTGGGATCACCAAGAAGCATTGATCGAGGAGACTGGAACCAACGTTCAACCGGTTCTGCTCGATCGATACTATGCGACGTTTGGAGAGCGTCGTCCCAAGTTGTACGACGCCCTGAAGAATGAGACGGTTTAAAACGCGTGACCACTGATCCCCGATGACCGTCATCCTCAAATACGCCCGTATCGATCGCGACGCGGCGCTCACCGACCGCCAGATCAAGCTGGTGATCTCCGACGAGACGGTGGACCGCGTCGGCGACGTCATGGTCGCCAAGGGCTGCGACATCGCCGAGTATCTCGGCAATCCGATCGTGCTGGCGCAGCACGATCCGCATAAGCCGATCGGTCGCGGGACGATCGAGATCAAGGCGGACCGCGTCGAGCTGCTGGTCGAGTTCCCCCCTGCGGGCGTGAGCCAGCTCGCCGACGAGTACTGCGGCCTCGCCAAGGCCGGGGTCATCAATGCCGGGTCCGTGGGCTTCGACCCGGTCGAATCCGAGCCGCGCAAAGGCGGGGGCTGGCGCTATCTGCGCTGGAAGCTGATGGAGACGTCGCTCGTGTCGGTACCGGCCAATCCCAACGCTACCATCATTGCCCGCGACGCAGCGGCCGCGGCAGCGAGCGCCGCCGCCAAAAAGGCCGACAAGCACGAATGGAAGGTCGGCGCGTCGCGCAACCTGCCGCTCGGCGAGGACAAGGCCTGGGACGGGCCGGCCGCCGAGGCGCGCATCTTCGAGGCCTGCGGATTCGACGGCGACAAGCCGGACACCGGCAAGGCGCGCAAGGCCTTCCTCGTCTACGACGCGGCGAACCCGTCGCTGAAAGGCTCCTACAAGCTCCCGTTCGCCGACGTCGTCGACGGCCGCTTCACCGCGATGCCGGCCGGCATCCGCGCCGCCGCCTCGCGCCTGCCCCAGGCCGATATCCCGGATGACGTCCAGACCAAGGCGCGCGCCGTGGTCGACCATTACGAGAGCAAGATGAAGGACGCCGACGCGGACAAGTCCGGCACCCCGCGCGTCAAGGCCTGGCCGCCCAGGGGCAAGGGCCTCTACGACGTCGCGCAGCTCGCCTATCTGCTGATGGAGCTCGGCTACGTCCGCAACAACGCGGCGTGGGAAGCCGAGCTCGAGGGCGACGGCTCCAAGCTCCCGGAGATGCTCGCCGCGGCGCTCAAGCAGCTCGCTGCCGCGTTTCTCGCGATGTCGAGCGAGGAGGTGGGCGAGATGCTCGCCGGCCACGGCATCGAGCTCGACGCCGGCGACCTCATCGCGCTCGCCGGCGCCCCGGAGCGGACCAAGGTGTTCCGCGCCTGCCTGCGCAAGGCCGGCCGAGTTCTCAGCCGCGCCAACCAGGAGCATCTCGACGGCATCGTCAAATGTCTGAAGGCGATCGACGACTGCCACGTCAAGGCCGCCGACCTGCACGATGACCTGCACGACACCCTGGTCGAGATGATGGACCACGGCACCTCGCTCGGCGAGCACGCCAAGGCGATGCAGAAGAATGCCGCCGGCGATGACGACGATGACGACGCGAAGAAGCCCGGCGAGAGCGACGAGGACCCCGACACCGAGCTCGCCTTCGAGGTCGCCCGGCGCAAGCGCATCGTCGACACCCTGGCGATCTGATCGCCGCCCGACGTTCCGGGTTCCGTTCGGGCCCGGAAACAACCCGAACCGCGCAACAGTCGCATCGCGACACGCCCGACTCCGCGCAATGAGCAAACTCCGGAGAAGAGCATCATGAGCACGATTGCGGCACGGCTGGCCGCCAAGGCCGCCGCCCTCGACGCGCTGCGCGCGCAGCGCGCGGCCGAGTTTGCCAAACTGAAGACGCTGTCCGATAAGGACATGAAGGCCTGGGACAAGGCCGTTGACGGCCCCGAGTTCACCCGCCTCAAGCAGGCGGTCGAGGTCCTCGATGCGCAGATCGCGGCCACCGCCGCCGAGCACGACGCCGGCATCGCCCGCGCCCAGGAACTCCAGGAGTTCGAGCGCAAGTCCGCCGTCCCGGTCGCCGATCAGCATCGTCCGACCGTCCCCGCCGAGGTCAACAACGACCCCTACACCTCGGAGGAGGCCGCCAAGCGCGCGGGCCTGACCACCAGCAAGGGCCTGATCATCGGCGGCATGGCGAAGGCGATCGGCATGGCCGGCGGCTCCCCGTATGTCGCCCGCGACATCGCCAAGCAGCTCTATGGCGAGTCGCATCCGATCTCGGTCGCGTTCGCGAAGGCGCTGTCCGCGTCGATCGGTGCGTCGGGCGGCTTCATCGTGCCGCCCGAGTACGTCAACGAGATCATCGAGCTGCTGCGGCCGCGCGCGGTCGTGCGTGCCGCCAATCCGCGTACCCTGCCGATGCCGCGCGGGACCTTGACCCTGCCGGCGCAGACCGCTGCGGCGACCGCGAACTACGGCGGGGAGAATGCGCGCATCGCTGTTTCGCAGCCGCAGGTCGGCCAGATCGTCGCGACGTTCAAGAAGCTGACGGCGATGGTGCCGGTCAGCAATGATCTGATGCGCTATGCCAGCCCGGCCGCCGACGCGTTCGTGCGCGACGACCTGGTCAAGGTCATTGCGTTGCGCGAGGACCTCGCCTTCATCATGGGCGACGGCACCCAGGATTCTCCGCGCGGCTTCATCTCGTTTGCCAATGCGTGGGCTGTGAGCTGGGGCGGCACCGCCGGCGTCTGGTTGTCGACCGGCAATTCGACGGCGGCCGTCAACGGCACCAACAATCCGACGACCACCACCGGCGGCAATTTCATCACATCGACCGAGGGTGGATCGGTCACTCTCACGACGACCGCGAACGAGCTGGCCGGCATGGTCAACAAGCTCGACACCGCGAACGTGCCGGCGATGCGGCGCCGATGGTTCTTCCATCCGAAGGTGTTCAATTATCTGAACAACCTGCTCAACTCGCTCGGCGTTTACGTCTATCGCGACGAGCTCTCGCGCGGCACCTTGCTGGGCTACCCGTTCTCGACCTCGACGCAAATTCCCGTCAACATCCACGACGCGACGTCGGCGCAGACTACCTGTTCCTTCATCTTCCTGGTCGAGATGGACGAGGCGCTGATCCTCGACTCGATGTCGCTCGAGCTCGCCGTGTCCCGCGAGGGCTCCTACTACGATGCCAACGGCGTGCTCCAGTCCGCCTTCCAGTCGGATCAGACATTGATCCGCGCCATCACCGAGCACGACTTCCAGATGCGGCACAACGCGGCGATTGCCGTCGATCAGTTCGTCACCTGGGCCCCCGCTCTGAGCTGACGACGGACGGCATCAAACAACCCTACGGGCGTCACCCGCGGGCTTGGCCCGCGGGCCTTCCTTCCTCTCTTCCCCGCCAAAAGGGACACCAAAAAATGTCCGATATCGTCCTGCTGAAAAATCTGGGCGCGCTCATCGACGTCAAGTCGGTGTTCGCCCCCACCCTGTCCTGGACCGCCGCCGGCGGTGCCGATTCGGCGACTTTCACCTCGTCTTCGATCGACCGCCAGGGCTTCGCCACCGGCTCGATGCCGCGCTCGATGGATGTTGACGTGTTCTACGCCACCACGCTCGGCTCCGGGCAGACGCTCTCGCTCTATCTCGAGGTCGACTCCTCGCCCGACAACGCGACCTGGACCCCGTATGTGACCGAGGCCCCGGCCGTCATCGCGACCGGGCCGTCCGGCGGCGGCGCCGTCACCGGCGTCTACCGCATGACGGTGCAGTCGACCGCCGACAACCCGAGCCCCGGGCCAGGCGTTGGTCTGAGCGGCGCGCAGCGCTACATCCGCGTGCTCGGCATCCCGCATCTCTCGCGCACCGGCACTGACACCGCGCAGATTCAGGCCGTTGGCCTGGTGTTCGGCGGCTTCGATCAGCTGCCGGCGCCCGCGACCTGACGGTTGCGAACAACGGGGACGGACGACGGATCGCGTCCGTCTTCTGTCCTCCGCCTGCTTTTGTGTCTGACCTGCCATCCGTCCTTCGTCCTCTGGCGTCCGATCCCATGTGGTTTTTGCCGACTTTCAGGCGTCCTGATCGCTGCCGCGCCACCCTCGCGTCCATCGTTGCGGCCGGCGGGGCGAATCCCGGCGCCGTCATCATCAACGGCGACGATCCGGCCTATGACGACCTGGAAGTTCCGCCCGGCTGGCGTGCGTTCCACCTGGCCGCCAACGTCGGTCTCTCGGGCGCCCTCGACTGGGCCTTCCATCAGTTTCCGGCCGAGCCCTGGTACGGCTTCATCTCCGACGACTCGCTCGTCCGCACCCCCGGCTTCGACCGCCCCCTGGTCGACGCGGCAGGCCCGGCCGGCTTCGCCACCTCCGGCGACGGCTGGCAGGCGGGCCGCCGGATGCACGGCGCCGTCGTGTTCGGCGGCGAGCTTCTGCGCGCGCTCGGCTGGTGGGCGCCCCCGGGCCTGCGCCACGCCTACATCGATGACGCGTGGGAGACGATCGCCCGCGCGCTCGACAACTGGCGCCACGTCCCGCAGGTGCTGGTCGAGCACATGCATCCGGGCGTCGGCAAGGCACCGGACGATGCGACCTATGCCGACGCCTACTCGACCTTCGACGCTGACCGGGCGCGCTTCCGCGCGATGCTGCGCCTTGAGCTCCCCGCCGCGATCGAGCGGGCGATCCCGGTCGTCGGCGGTGCGCCAGAGCGCCGGCGCCTCGCCCGCGCCCGCTCCCGCCGGGTGATGATCGGCACCCCGGTCGCCCGCGCCCCGACGCTCGAGTACACGACGAGCTTCGCCGAGACCTGCGTCCACCTCGACCGCACCGGCATCGCTTATGCCAGCCAGTTCGTCATCGGCTCGTCGAACCTGCCGCGCGCCCGCAACGAGATCGTCGCGCGCTTTCTCGCCTCCGACTGTACCGATCTGATCTTCGCCGATGACGACATGGGCTGGCGCCCCGAGGCGATCGTGCGCCTGCTAGCGTCGGATAAGCCGGTCATCGCCGGCGTCGGCCGCAAGCGCGTCGACAAGCCGAATTCCGACCCGGACGTCTGGTGCGTGCATTTCCTCGACGGCGCCGACCGTGCGCTCGACCAGGACGAGATGGGCGCGATCGAGGTCGCGGCCGTCGGCACCGGCCTGATGAAGATCGAGCGCCGGGTATTCGAACGGCTGATCGCCGCGCACCCGGAATGGAAGCGCGACGGCCACGACGGCATGCCTGCCGACGTCCGCGCCGCCTATCACCAGTTCTTCCGCTTCGATCCCGACGACGTGACCGAGATGGGATCGAA